AGATGATATAGATGATATAGACCCGACTGACCTGGAAAATCTAGCAGATGATATAGAAACTGATGAATCAGGGTTGCCGCGCCGTCTTACGCTAGATCAGATCAAGGATATGTCAGACGCTAAGCTAGGAAAGCTGATGCGCGACTGGATCAAGAAGCGCATAGATCGCAAAGCCATCGATGTCATTGTGTATAAGAAAGGTGACGTTGAAGGGTGGGAAAGTGACGGCAAGGCAGATAAGGACAACGAGACATTCACTCTCAAGAACGTTGCTATCTTTGCAACAGGGATATATAAGAAGCGCACTTGGAAGCTGGCGGATCTGAAGACTATACTTGCTAATTTCAAGAAGTTCAAGGAACTGATCACGCCGCCTTTGAAAATAGGACATGATAAACAGCCAAAGGTTGAAAAGGGCAAGACGGTAGAACAGCCTGCTATTGGCTGGATTAGCAACCTCAAACTCAAAGGCAATACGCTCTATGCTGATATAACAGATATTCCAAGAACTGTTTATAACCTGTTTGTGAAGAAAGCATATAAGCGCATATCAAGTGAGATATATCTTGATTACCAGCATGATGATGGTAAGAAACATGGCTTTGCATTAGCCGCTGTTTCTGTATTGGGCACTTCGGCTCCGGCCGTTAGCTCATTGCCTGCTATCGACGCTAGATATGCTGTTTATGCAAAATCAATCTCCGAGAATGACGTAGAAGAATTCGATTTCGAGATGGCTCAGGAAGTAGTTCTGAGCGACGTGGCAGAAGACACCGACGAGGGAGGACTTAACATGCCAGAGGAAATCAAGGACAAAGAGACTACAGAAGATACTGAAACCACTGAAACTACAAAAGAAACTACTGAAACTGAGAAAGAATCCCCGAAGGAGAAAACGGAAGAAAAAGAAGAAAAGGAAGAGAAGAAGGAAGAAGCTACCGAATCTCCGAAGGAAACTTCTGATCCAGTTTCAGATGATATTACCGAGCAGATGAAGAAGCTCCAGGCCGAAAACGTTGCCATGCGGAAAGCGTTGCAGCAGCTTGAAACAGACCGCAAAGCCGAGAAGGTAGCTGCTAGGCACGTACAAGAACAGTCGTTGATTGACAAGATGAAGGAAGAGGGCAAACTGCTTCCTGCAAATGAAGCACTCATAAAGTCCATCTTCGATGGCATAGCAGATATCGAGACAGTGACCAAGTTTTCAGAGACCGATGCAGATGGCAAAGTCACCGAGACTGATATGAGTATATATAGTCTTTTCAGAAAGCATCTTGACTCTTTATCAGCAATAGTGGACTTTTCCGAACGGGCAAGCGGAGACGAGCCGGCTGCGCCTGGCAAGACTGCCTCTGGGAAGAAAGATGATAGAGTCAAGCTGGCGTCGAATGAGGTTTACGTTGGTGATGAGCTTCATGAGAGAATTGTTGCATATCAAAAGGATCATGCTGAAGAAGTCGCGAAGTATGCTGCTGAACATCCTGAAGTTAGTGGATATGAAGCAGCGATGATCTTGGTACAGCTATAAGATATAGAGCAAAGTAAAGATAATTAGCCGCGAATGAACGCAAATAGTCGCTAATGCTTGAGCTAATATTAGCGTTAATTAGCGTGTATTAGCGGTTAGAAAAAGATAATTAAGGAGGGTCTAAAATGCCTGAAGTTACTGGAAAGCCAGACCGTACATATCGAGCAGGGGAGGATTTGTCGGATTCTCAATATCATATTGTCGTGTTTAGCACAGATACTGATGGTGATGTTGTCTTACCTGATGCAGCATCGGCCGGCCGGATTGCTGGTGTTTTGCAGAACGAGCCGGAGGATAACCAAGCTGCTTCAGTTAGATTCGAGGGCATATCATACGTCAAATTAGAAAGTGCCGTAACTGCTGGCGACGCGCTAAGAATTGCAGCCGCGACTGGAACGGCTGAAACGCATAATGGCAATGCAGCATGTCTCGGAATAGCAATGGAAAGCGGTGTAGAGGATGAAGAGATCGAATGCTACGTGAATATCATTCCTTACGATCAGCTTCACAGCTCATCTTCTTCGTCCAGCAGTTCGTCATCTTCCTCGTCGTCTAGCTCCTCATCGTCCAGCTCAGGGGCATAACAAGCATCAGTTATAATCTGAATGCTGGAAAAGGAGTGAAGTACGATGCCTAAAAGTGTATCAAGCCCAGATCGAACATATAGGGCAAATGAGGATCTGTCGGATAGTATTTATAGAATTCTTGTATTTAGCACAACTGTTGATGATGACGTGGGATTGCCTGCTGCGGCTGCGGCGGGTAGAATTGCAGGAATTTTGCAGAACAAGCCTGACGACAACGAGGCTGCTTCTGTAAGACATGAAGGTGTGTCGTGGGTCAAACTTACGAGTGCCGTAACTGCTGGCGATGCCTTGCAAGTAGGAGACGATGAAGGTGGAGCAATGAAGCAAAACGGGCGACATGATACTGTAGGGATTGCCCTTGAGACTGGAATAGCTACAGAGATAATCGAATGCTACGTCCAGCTAATCCCATTCTGGGTTATTTACAGTTCGTCGTCTTCGAGCAGTTCGTCATCATCTTCGAGCAGTTCAAGTTCGTCTTCGAGCAGTTCGTCATCATCTTCGAGCAGTTCAAGTTCAACGTCGTCATCTTCGACGAGTTCTAGCAGTTCGTCAAGTAGTTCATCGAGCAGTTCGAGTTCGAGTTCTAGCAGTTCGTCAAGTAGTTCATCGAGCAGTTCGAGTTCGAGTTCTAGCAGTTCGTCAAGTAGTTCATCGAGCAGTTCGAGTTCGAGTTCTAGCAGTTCGTCAAGTAGTTCATCGGTTAGGAGGGATTCTAAATGGCATCACCAACCATGAGCGATGTACACGTATCTAAACCGCTCACCAACCTGGCGATCCATTACATGGTGCCAGAATTGGTAGCACATCGCGTTTTTCCGCCAGTGCCGGCTGAGAATGAGGTAGATTTATTCTACACGTTCAAAACCCTGGAGGAATTGATCGCATATTCCACGCTAAGGGCGCCGGGTGATCCTGCAAATGAGATGGATTTCGCGCCTGGCACTGATACGTTTGCTTGTGAAGAGCACGCTCTCAAAATACCGCTTCCTGTGAGGATTGTTGCAAACGCAGATGAAGCGACTGACATAGAGCGAAACGCAATACGAAAGATCACTAAAGCATTGCTGATCGCCTACGAGCGCAGAGTGCAAGCGCTGGCTCAAAATACTGCGTCTTGTGATAATAACTTCGCGGCAGGGACGGCATGGAACACTGCCAGCGGCGGGGGGAGTATCGAAGAGGACATAATGACTGCTAAGAGTAATGTCCGACAAGCTTGCGGCGCTGATCCCAATTCTCTGTTGGTCAGTCAGACTATTGCAGATGATATTCTGCGATGGCTCAAGATCAACGCCTTTACTGATTACGAGAAGTGGATCCAAACGTCAACGCTGCCGCCTGTTCTTTGGAACATGGAGACAATTGTCGGGAAGGCGATGTATAACACGCAGCCAAAAGGCGTTGATGCAGTTCTCGCTGAAATATGGAGTAATAACCCGGTTGTGTTCTATAAATCAGCAACGCCGAGCAAGTATATGTTGACCTACGGGTTGACGTTCCGCAACTCCGACTTCAAAGCAAAGAACTGGTATTCAAACGATTTGAATTCCACGCTCCATGAAGTCAGTCACATCGTGGATGAGAAGGTTGCTGGGTCTGGCGCTGCCTGTATTATCACTGATGCTCATACCTAAACAGCATTGTTACTCTTTCCGGGGCCGGTTGTGTTGATCTCGTCAAACGGATTTGCATAATCCGGCTCCGGATATTGGGAATCCGCTAATATACGCGAATAGGCGCTAATAAGAATAAGATTAGGCTTCATTGGCGTTTATTAGCGCGTATTCGCGGTTAAGAATATGGCTATTAGCTATTGTACAGTAGATGACGTATTGCTCAACCATCAGCGTATTCCAGACACAACGGATGAGCGGGTTGCTATAACTACATTCATTGAGCTTGCAGAAGGTCAAATCAATGACAAGCTGCGGGCTAAGTATACTATTCCTTTTGTTTCTGTCTCTCCCACTATCCGTATGGCTACTATGAATTTAGCTACGTATTGGGAGCTGCGCCGGCTCTCCGGGGCGAATACTGGTATTACTCCAGAGATGGTGAAGGAATACAAAGATGAAGCCGAGGCAATAATATCAGAGATTGCTGAGTGTACTGTCAATTTTGGCAGCGATGAGGCTACCAGACAGACTGTAGTTGAAAGCAATACCAGAAACAGAACCAAGATATTCGACCTTGGGCCTGTATATAGCCAAACTACTCATCCAGAAGATGATGATGAGCGATATGGCGAACAATAAAAATGCATCACAATGGATAAGCAAATAATAAGTAACTATGAGGTGTATCATGATAGAGACTATTTGGGAAGCAGTCTGGCCTTGCTTGAAACTGGCATTAGGTATCGTTGGTACAACTGCGGTTATATTGGTTGCGCTCTTCTGCAATAGTCTCACCAAACGGCTTAGGCAGCGACTTGAAATCGAGGAACAGGTGAAAAAGGATGATTTATTAAACACAATTGTCACAGATGCAGTGCGGACAGTTGAGGAGGAAGCGAAGATGGCCGCAAAGCTGACAAGTAAAGGCAAAGAGGATCGGGCGGTTGAAATAGTTGTAGAAGAAGCAGAGCGGAAAGGGCTTGGGAATCCAATTCCAGAGTTTGTAATCCGGCAAAAGATCAGGGCTAAAGTGAATCAGATATATAATAGCTGATTTGATCCATTAGCGTTAATTCGCGTATATTAGCGGTTAGGAAAAGATATTAACCGCGAATGAACGCTAATATGCGCTAATGGGAATGAATTTTTTTATTAGCGACCATTAGCGTATATTGGCGGATTGATTGATTGATATGATAGTCAACGATATCACGTTTGGAGGTATTATGAAAGCGGCTTTTATCGAGCAGGATGGCGTTTTATATCCCAGAATCGAGACGCATATTGCCTATACCAGTGTTAAGTTTTTTGATGGCGTTCCAGAATCATTGGGCAAGTTAATCGGGAATGGCTATTTACTAGCCTATCTCAATAATTGGCCTTACGAGACGGGGCGGCCCATTTTCCGAATGTTATCCAACAATATAGCACGGAAGCTTGGGATGCTATCCGGCGGTGGGAAAGTGTTTGGGCACTGCTTTCATAGTGAAGATGAGAATTGTGATTGCAGAATGCCCAAGACTGCATTGCTTGACAAGATAATCAAGCAGAATAAGCTAGATCCAAAACAATGCTTATTTTTCGCGGGTAGTATTGCTGGTGTGCAAGCGGCGCATTCTGTTGGTATTGAAGAGATTTATCTTATGAAAACAGGTGTTAAGTATTACAAATCAAAAGAGATTCCTGTTATCAGAGCGGATGATTTTCAAGATGCTGTAAACAAATGGAACGAGGCTGGCAATGCAGCAATGGCCTGTTGACTTGCAAGTTACTATCAAGGATGAGGAACTGAAGAGGACTATTGCAAGAGCAGAGCGCACATTGAGCGACTTGACGCCAATGCTCAAGCGCTCTGGCGTTCACATGATCAGCAGCTTCGATAAGAATTTCAAGGCTCAAGGCCGACCGCAGAAGTGGAAGCCACTCGCTCCCAACACAGTAATCAATAGACGGAAAGGATCATCCGTCGTTCTGCAAGATACAGGCAGGCTGCGGATGTCTGTTTTATCGCGTGTTGCTCCGGGAAACATATACAAGCTCACTAAAAACAGCCTACGGATGGGCTCGGCTCTTAAAGTAGCAGCATGGCATCAATATGGAACGCCGCCATACTTGATAAGACCCAAGACAAAGAAATTCTTGAGATTTCAAACAACATCCGGGATCGTCTTTACAAAGCTGGTAAGACATCCTGGTCTGGCGGCAAGACCGTTCGTATTGATACATCCAGCAGATGAGAGAGCGATGACAAAGATTTGGGCACAATATATTGATGAGCAACTGGGAAGGAATTAACCGCGAATATACGCCAATAAGCGCAAATAAGAATCAGTAACATTCGCGTTGATTAGCGCACATTAGCGGTTAAGTCAATAATGTCAGATAGATTCATAATAAAACTCGTAGAGAAGATTTATGATACGCTTGTTGAAGCAACAGCATCAGGACAGGCTCTTTCTGACGTGGAAGCTATTGACTGGGGTGGCGCATTGCCACCGCAGATGTCAACACAGCTACCCAGTATTTTCATTACTTTGCGAGCTGCTACGTTTCCAGAGGTAACTGCTGCGAGGGGAGCTTATGAATCATACTGGAATCACTTGACGTTTTATCTGAATATTTACACAGATATACTGATGGACGCTGATGGAATACCAGGTTACAAAGCAGCGTTCCGGGATGCTTTGAACATTTTATATCGGCTCAAGGAGGTCTGCCAGACGAACAAAGAATGGGATGGACTTGTATCAACGTCACAGTTTGCTGAGGAAGATGAAGCGGAGTTCGGTATTGCAGAATGGGGCGATGGCTCTATGGCGTATGCAATAGCTATCCCGCTTAGATGCGAAACGCCAGCATCTTCGTCCTCGTCTACTTCGTCGTCGTCCAGTTCGAGTTCGTCATCGTCCAGTTCGAGTTCGTCATCGTCCAGCTCGAGTTCGTTTTCATCCTCGCTGTCAGTTAGTAGCAGTTCGTCGTCGTCTTCATCTTCTTCTTCATCGTCGCTGTCGGTTAGTAGCAGTTCGCTTTCGTCCAGTTCCAGCTCGTCGTCGTCGTCGTCTTCTTCTTCGTCGTCTTCGTCGATTAGCAGCAGTTCGTCAAGTTCAAGTTCGAGTTCGTCAAGCTCTAGCAGTATTAGTGGCAGTGAGGGATTGATCACTTTTGGAGGTGATAATGATCGCTTCTACGTCCACGAAGGGGCTACTGCCAATATTACACGCAGCTTTGCGCCGCCTGTGCCTGGTAATACATTTGCCTTGACGCACGATAATGAGTTCAACTTGATCAGCGGGGATCAGGATACTGGTAGGATTTATATACATTACAGAACGACAGAAGCAATCCAGAGCAGCTTTGCAGGAGCAAGCGACGTGTTGCGCGGTCTTGCCTTTGATGGCCTTGATTTATTTGAAGCTGATCAGACTGGCAGACTCGTTTACATTCATTCTGGATTAACGACAACAATTAGGCGCACGTTCAAAAGCCCTGCTGCGTTTGATACTGGGTTTATGTGGGATGAGGCTGGCGAAGGCTCTATTCCTCCAGGCCTCGTGGTCAATATATACGATGCTTCTGGAATAGCAGTACACCTTGCAGGAAAATATGGTATTGTAAATAGTCTTATTACAACTGTAAATGGCTGTATTGGCTTGGCATTCGATGGAACAAACCTGATTACTACAAATTATGTCACTGATAAAGTATATATCCACAGTGGCATGTCGTCTACAATTGCCGACAGCTTTGCCGCTCCTGATACAACAACTATGGATGCGACCTATGTACGCAGTGTTTCTTATAGCTCATTCTCTGTATCATTATCTTCATCATCGTCTTCATCGAGTCTAAGTTCATCCAGCAGTTCGTCTGGATAATGATTTTCAACCGCTAATGTGCGCTAATATGCGCGAATCGGAATGATTAGCATTAGCGGCCATTAGCGTATATTCGCGGTTGGAAAAAGATAATTAACCGCGAATGAACGCGAATGAACGCTAATACTTGTCTAATATTAGCGGTTAGAAAAACGGGAGGTTTCAAAAATGGCACAACAGTGGAAAGGATTACTTGGCGTTGCTGAAGAATGGGGGTTTGGCTCATACACAGTGCCTACCCGCCGGCTGGCTGTTAGAAGAGGCACTGCTGGCCCTGTCAGGATAGGCGAGGAGTCTTCAGATGTCACGAGAAACAGGTATACATATAAATCCACGCTGTTAGGGATAGATGAATCATTTTCCCTGGAGTTGTGGGCGCATAGTCGGAACATCGGAGAGCTACTAAAATGGACACTTGGGGGCGTTAGCGCCGCTTCTGCTGGCGATCTATACCTGCATACATATACCATTGCTGATTCGCTGCATAGTTTTTCTATCAGTGTTGATGCGAGCGATCCAACCAATCCGACTATTATTGTAGCAGGTTGTAAAGTTAATACACTAACACTGGAGAACGGCGCACGAGGCGTCTTGATGCTTACTGCGGAAGGCCCAGCACGACGCCATCTTGCTACATCAGCATTGACAGCATTAGTTTCGGCTGATCATACGCAGTTTGCAAGGCAGCCGTTCAGGTTTCACCACCTAGCGTTTTCCAAAGGCCTAAGCGGATCTGCCAGAAGCTCAGATACGACTATTGAGCGGTTGAGTATTACGGTCAACAACAACCTCATCACCGGAGTTGCTACTGCCGATGAATCACTGTATATCAGCAAGCTGCCCGAAGGAGAAATTCACGTTACTGGGTCTTTTGAAAAAGAGTTTGAGAATCATGATGAGTTCGACGTGTTTGTTGCCAATGAACAGCTTGATATTCAAGTAGTATGGACAGACAGCGATGGGCATATTCTGAGCATTACGATCCCGAATTGCCGTATTACCGGCTATCCGGCTTCTGAGATTGCTGGTGGGTCAGAGCGCATGATGGCGACGATTGAGTTCGTAGGGTTATATGACCTTGATGATTCAACTGCTCTGTCAGTGACGCTTACGAACAATATCGACGATTATAGCTCTCGATCTTCAAGCTCAAGTTCATCGTCGTCTTCGTCCAGTTCAAGTTCGTCGTCCAGCAGTTCGTCAAGTTCGTCGTCTTCGAGCAGTTCCAGTTCGAGTTCGAGTGGAGCATAACAGATATAGATAAGGAAGGAAAAGGGAATGAAGATATCAAGATTACAAGCAAAGACGCAATGGTTTAGTAAGAAGATCGATGCAGAAACGTGGGTAGAACTGCCAGATGATGCAGAAGGTGAAGGAATTGAAGAAGTACGCATTTGCATCAAGCATTTGAACGGCGGAGAGATTGATTCCCTGCAAGACCGACGGATTAAGACGAATGTAGGCAGAGCAGGAACTACTCTTGAGAGCGATTACAAATATAGTACTTATGCCAACCAGAAACGCGTTATGGGATTAGAAGACTGGGAAGGTGTGATTGACGAAGACACCGGAGAAAAGATGGCAATCACAGCAGAAAACATGAAGATAGTCCCAGGATGGCTGGCGACGTGGATCTTGAATAAGATAGATGAATTGTCAGAGCTGGGAGAAGAGCGCCGGGGGGAATAATCCGGGCGGCGGAGCTTTACTTCGATCCGCCTGCTGAAGTTCTGACTACTGATGGTAGTGAACTGATACTCGACAAAGAAGCATGGCAAGAGTATTTATATGAGCTGTCACCCTGGACGAGGAGGGGAATTAAGCTTTACTTGCGGTGTAAACTATTTAACAACTTGGCTCTTCCAGCAGCGGGGGGAGTGATGGATCAGCCAGAGCTGATCGTGCAGATTCTGGAGGAGATATACCAAGTGGATCAGAAACATCAAGCAAGAATGGCTGCGGATACGCAGTTTCGAGTCCTTAGTCAAATCCGTCGTGTGGATGCAGAAGAATCACACGGTGGTATTGTTCGGCGTAGAAGTTGACCGAACCCAAGAAAGCCGGATATGGTGATCCGGCTTTCTTGCTAAAGGCTGTTATTCAATCTCCGCTGTATAATTGTCTGGAAGCTTATTATCCTTCCAGAGTTCATATTGTTCTCTTATTTCACCTTCAATACTTTCCGCCCATAGTTGGGCGTTGATATTTGTGCCGGGAAACATTGTAATTTCCGCAGCTACACCAGAATCTTGAACAGGATACAGTTTCACTAACTCATGAGCGTTCATATCAACTGATGCCATTGGATCAGCTGTGAAAATATTAGCGAATGGATATTCCCCTTTATCTTCACAGCGAATTCGTAATTTAATACCGCTATCACAATAGGTGAACGTAAAGTCTATTTTCATTTCAGGTCTCCTTTTTTTCTTGCTAAGGGCTGTTATCCTATTATATCTGTTAAACGATTTCAAAGCAATAATCTGTTGGTATTTGTTTTGCTTTCCAATGATCATATTGTTCTTGGATTTCGCGTTTTATTTCTTGCAGCCACATTATCGCGTCAACTGAACTTGTAAACCGTTTTTCGCTGATTATGTTAGAACATGTTGGAACTTCAAGCCTGGGATAAATATTAACAGCACTTTTGCAATCTACTTCTGGGTTATTGAAGATATCCGAAGTTGGATAATTGCCTTCATAAACACAAATGATTTCGACTTTTATTGCACCGTTTTCTTTTTTGAAAGCAACGCGAAATTGCATTTGAGGTCTCCTTTTTTCTTGCTGAAGATTGTTATTCAATCTCCGCTGTATAACTGTCTTGACGCTTGACTTCTTCTTTCACTATATTAGTCGTTCCAGGCAGCCAAAAGCGGTCAAAGAATTTAATAATCGCCCAATTCCAGTGCTGCGCCGAGATCGCCTTTAGCAGCGCGTTTTCTTAGAGATTCGGCTTCGGCTGCAAGCTGTTTATTGTTTTCGATAACTGCATTACAAAGGCTTCTGAATTTCTTAACAGCCGATGATCGTGTTTTATAAACATAGCAAACACGGCCAAACTCGTTCTTATGTATTCGTTTCTTTTCATCTATACCGAATCGCATGAATTTGTTTCTGACTTCAGAAGTACAGAGGTCAGGGCCGACAAACCATAGTTCTTTTTTCTCTGCTGGCCATCCAGTTCTCACAGCCCTGCGGATCGTAGGCTCTAAGCCAGTATTGAAACATCCGAAAAACGACGGCCCTTTTAAGCTTGTATTCGGTTTCATGCGTGGAACAATGATTTGTGTACTCATTTCCGATTCTCCTTAAAAAGTGTTGAGTAACTTAACTTCTTACTACCCGATTAGTCGGTTCAAACAGCCAGAACCGGTCATTAATTATTTCTTAGCTCTTTGCCGTAAAAGTACAATATACGGCCGATATCATTTTCATCGGCGGTCAACTGAGATTCGCTTTTGATTCTTTTTCCATCAGTGAAATACCATTGTGAGAGAAGGCCCAATGAATGAATTTTTTCCATTTTCATCTTTGCTTCATCAGCCGTCTCAACCTCGAATGCCCAGAATTTAGATGTTATGCCATCGCTGTATTTCCCGAAAACAGCGCCTTCGGTTTTGATCTGTTCCTTAGAATCAAAAGATTTTCTGTTTTTGCTGTCCATTACTTGAATAATTATCATTTTCAGTTCTCCTTAAAAAGTGTTGAGTAACTTAACTTGTTTTTCTACTATATTAGTCGTTTGAACGGTCAAAAAGCGGTCTTTTTTCTTCATTTTTTTGATGATCGGAGGCGATCATGGCGGCGCGAACAAGCGTGGACATATTTATCCGAGGCTACAACAAAGCCGATAAAGCGTTTCAGGACTTGAACAAATCCGCATCAAGATCGCTTGGCGGCATAAAGACTGCCGCTATTGGGCTTAGTGCCGCTCTGGCTGCCACGAGTGCCGCTGTTGCCGCTTTAACAATACAAGGAACGCGGCAATATGCACGTTTTGGGCAGGAAATGGCATTTGTGTCCACAATGATCCAAGAAAATGTTGAACAGAATACAAAGATGCTTTCACGTCAATTAAGGATGCTTGCTAACGAAATTCCACAAACAACAACGCAATTGACTAATGCGCTATATGATCTTTTATCCGCTTCTGTTCCGGTTGCCGATTCAATGGAGATGTTAGGTCAAGCATCCAAAGCAGCGGTAGGTGGCATGTCTGATACACAAACAGCCGCGAACTTGGCGACAGGGACGATCAATGCTTTTGGGCTTGCCTTTTCTGAATCTAACAAAATCTTTGATTTAGCTTTTTCGACAGTTGCTCGTGGTAAAATAACATTTTCCGAACTTGCAGGCACACTGGGTATGGCATTATCGCCGGCGAGCGCATTAGGAGCATCTGTAGATGAACTCTACGGCTCAATAGCTTTTCTTACAAAATCAGGACAGCCAGCAGCGCAAGCAGTCACCGCGCTGGCAACAGCCTTTAGAGATTTAGGAGCAAAGTCGGCTGATCTCAAAGATCTGGGAATTAGTGTCTTTGGTAAGAAAGGCGAATATCTTGGCATGGTCAACATCATGAGCCAGCTTTCTGAGGAACTAGCAGGCATGAGTGATGAGGCTAAAACAGCCAGGTTGGAATTGATGGGGTTCGAGAACCGAGCTGCAAGAGCTATTGTTGTCATGTCTGGCAATGTGGAAGCATACAAACAAACGATGGCCGAGGTATCTGATTCGGCTGGAGCTGCTGAAGAAGCATATATGAAGATGAAGGACACTATCATCAATCAATGGATGATACTCAAGAACAACCTATCTAACATAATGATGTCAATAGGACAGCTATTCGCGGGACAGCTTACCTCCACATTGAAGAATATGATCGAGTTCTTGCAAGATATTAACACGATAATTACCGGGGCTGGGGGATTGGATCAGATGTGGAAGAAGCATGGTCAATCAATATTAACAGCTTTCGGATATATCGGTTCTGGTATTGTAAACATTATGCTTGAGTCGATGAAAGCCGTTGGCGAGATAATAAAGGAGTACGGACGGCGGCCGCTAGAGGATTTGGTATTTTCGTTTGTGGAAAGCTTCAAAAAGGTGAATGAGATAATAGTTGCCAGTCATAAGATTGTTACCGGTGGGTTTGAGGGGTTTTACAAAGAAATCGAGAAAATTCAAGACAAATACGATCGACGACAGGAAATATGGCAAGAAGCACAGCAAGAGCGGATGCAAGGGCTTATTCAGGATATTATCACCAATGCAAAACAAGCAGGCATAGACATGGCAAATGCCTTTGGAGCTGCCAAAATTGAAATTAGCAATATTGTTGTAGAATATAGGTCACTTGCAAACGCGATTAAAAATACGACTGAAGTGACTGAGTTAGCCGCTCTAGCAGCAGAATATACAGGAAAAGCACTCGGAAGAGCATTGAAAGGCGATCTCATGGGCGCGTTGAAGCTCATGGATGCCGTCGGGATGGCGATTACTAAAGGCGCTGCATTAATGGCTGAAGTCGATAAAATAAAAGATACAGATAGAGATATGCCAACAGCAGTTTTGGGAGTTTCATTCAGTGAGAAGGAAGCTGCGAAGGCGGCAAAGGTACATCAAAAGTTTGTAGAAGCCAGGATCAAGGAAGCTGAAAAAGAAAGAGACGCGACTATTGAGTTAGGAAAAGAAATAGCAGCGTTCCGGGGACAGATGGGTATTGATGCTTTGAAAGCTGCTGGCAAGGAAAAGGAAGCCAGGATAGCAGGGATATATGCTGAAGCTCAAGCACTGTATTTGCAATATGATGAATCGGCGCAAGCAAGAGTCGCTATTGGGGAATGGGTAGTTGCGCAGTTGATGGCTCTTGATCAGGAATTGGTTGAATCTGACAAACGAGCAACAATAGAGAAGATCAAGCTGTCAAAAGAATACGAGGCAATCGTTCTGGATTCGCAAGGCAAGATGCAAGAAGCGGCAAGAACCAGGCTGGATGCAGAGATGGTGCAGATGCAAGAGCAAGGATACGGCATATTGCAGC